ATTATCAGAGGACTGTCAAGCCATTTGCTACTATGAGGATCTCTTATATGGGGTTCTGTGAGTTGCTTGGAGTCTCTTGACATTTCGGAGGTCTTGTGGTAGCCTGCCCGCTAAGATAACGACTCTAGAGAGCATTAAATTACCTCATAACTATCAAAGAGATAGAACACTCAAATACGTTTTTTTAGCCATTTATTTAATATCAACCAAAACACACTTTGCTTCACTTTGTCCATCATTCCAGTGTCTTACAGCATTAGAAACGATGGCAACATTAGTGATAAAATAGGAGGCAAGAATCACAGTTCTAATGATTGCAACTGTGTCTGCCTCCTTGTTAGTCTTACCGATCTTTTGTCCAAGTGCATAACACCAAAGGCGCCATGCACTATTCTTTCTAGGGGTCATAATCCAACTCAAAGTCTACATCGTAATCCACACCTATTTCCTCTTCTTCGTCTAAATGTACGTTTTGATTGTTATCCTTTCCTGCTTCTACTTTCCACCAGGGAGCATACAGAGGATAAGGATAATTACCTTGAAAGATTAACTCTTTCTCATTTTCCATTCTTTCCTCCCTTCACGTTATATGTGCCGAGGTTTTCTACATAAACCTCTTTGACCTTTTCATTACCTTTCAACTGGAGCAATTCTTTCCAGTTCCAATCTCTCGGATGCACACAGTTAGAATCATCTACTGTGAAGTCAAGAGTGACACGATAGCGAGTAACTTGCGGTTTTGAAAGTAACATGAAAGGAAGGGGGAATAACTATACTATTTTATAAGGTCAGAGTCTTATTGTCAACGATTCTTTATAGTCCGTGCATACTCATTCTCTTCTCTTATCCAAGTATAATATGCCTGGACTTCTTTATACAATCTGTTCTTCTCATAATTAGACAATTCATCCACGAAGTTAGTCTTGATAGTAGCAGAGGAAGTGAGTTTCATAATCTAGCGGCGCGCGTTAATCTTCTGGGAAATTATCATAATGTGGTTGAATAACTTTGAGAATTGGGAGAATACAATTAGAGATGATGTGAGTCCCATTTGAGTAACTGAGAACGTACAACTTTTCTTTGGTTTGTGAATCAGAAGCGTAACGAATAACCATCACTCCTCCAGCAAATGTGGGTAGTATTCTTTAACCTCTTCGATCAACTCATTGTCTGACACTTTGTCGAAATCATTCTCCATATAATCATGAAGAATAGCGAGGCAATCTTTCAGGTCCATACCTTCAATAATCTCTGCAACATATGCAGTCTGAAGTGCTTTGCGATCCACGTTAGTTTCAGTCATCGTAGGAAGGGAATTGTGCAATCTTTGCATCAGCAAGTGCGCCGATCATTGTCCATACTTTCTCACCAGAAAGTTGATACTCATTGCAAATGTATTCGACCGAATCTTCGATCGTTTCCATTACATCAATCGCTTGCAGTTCGAGTTCAGTCATCATCAGTTAGAAGGGGTAGAAGTGGATTGAATCATGTTACCGACAACATGAAATGCCTCTCCAGTATGATAACGCACAGGAGAGAAAATGAAGAAGGCAAGAATATAAATCAGACCGATCAATTTCATCTTGTTAGGTGACTTGAAAGTGAGTGATTTGCGTCGTGCCATGTTAGTTTGTGAGGTTGAAGATTGCAGTGATCTTTGCATCAATCGAGTCGGCAATGTTTGCCTCCTCATCACCATAATCTGCGTAATCTTTCATCGCAGAACTGATAGCATCCCACTCAACATCAGTGAAGAGTTGTTTGTAGATTGTTGCGGAAAGTTGTTGGTTGGTCATGATTAATTAAGAGAGAAAAGAATCAAACGATGAAGTTAGAATCAGGATCGAAAGTTACCTCAGAAATAACATCGAAATCCTCAGTCATCTTCACATAATTCCAGTTACCTTCATCCTCACCTTCTTGATAACAATGAATGAAATTGTCGGAGTCAGTCTTCACAAAACAACCATCATAGTTGTCCTCATCGAATACATAACCCGCGGCAATCAGTGCATCAGTGAAAGTCATTTGAGTGCGATTCCTTTGACTCTTATAGTATTGCACCTTTCAGGTGCGTTTGGGGAAAAAGGTGTGCGGTTTGACGACTGTCCACATTTGCTTCACAGTGCGCCGTTTTCGTCTAGCATCCCCCAGTTGATCGAATCGCTATACAAACCGATGTAACGATTGCCAACACTCAGACCGATAATCTCATCACCAGAGGTAGCACGGAAGTTCACGTTAAGATAGAAAAACTTGGTGAACTTTTCGGGAGTGGTGAACTTCATAGTCTGAATCTTTTCAAAGAGAATAACAGCGATTGCAGCAACATAAACAACGATTGTTTCAACCGTGTCCATGTACTTATTCAGTTGTTTCTTATAGTCAATGCCAGAGAGTTGCTCGATCATGGCATCAACGGGAGGGAAAGATTGAGTCAGTTCCATTGTTAGTTTCAGTTGATAAGTTTAGCAGGTGAACCACAAGATTGATAGAAATCAATCATCCGCAATGCTTCATCGAGAGTGGCAAACGTTTGCTCTCTCCACTCACAATAGTTGTAGGGAGTTTGGTAAGCAATCTTGAACATTTGGAAATGTGAAATGAAGGACACGAAACTAATCAGGCAAACATGAAACCATCGCTGAACTCGTAACGGTTATAAACAGGGGAAGATCCTGCCTGTCCGATGAACTTATCAACATACCATTTGAAGTTCTTTTGAAATACACATTCACCCTTGATTGCGTGCTCCGAAAGAATAGCATTGAGACGAGACTTAGTGGTCATTGTCTGATGTCCACCATCGAAGATCTGAACGAAGTCATCACCAACAGTGGCAATGTGGTTGCCGTGCAGATACACTTTAGACTCGTTAGTTTCGGGATCGAAAGTAACAGCAGTGTTTGCAGATTGCCAGTTCTTGTTGTTAGAAATGGCGTTGTTCATTTCCTGTTCGATCTTACGCATGAGTCAGAAGTTAAAGAACGTTTGTGAAGCGTAATCCCCTCCACTCCTCTAAGATACACGATCTGGGGGGTCTGTGCGCGTTTTGTGGACACCTTGCGGGGTGTCACACCCTATTCTTTGCTCAAATACTCTAGAACCTCTTGTAGAGTTGATTTGGCATATCCTGTAGCATAGGCATAACCCTTGTCAGGATCTTCTGGTGCAGTGTAACACTCATTGATGGCAATTTGCACCATCTTAATCATGTGTTGTTTGTTAGATACGATCATTTAGAATACGTTTGTCCAGCGAGTGTGATTCTCTTTAGTGATACGTCCCTCTGCCAACATGTTGTCACACACATTAGCAAATACCATGAACTTTTCCTCTCGTGTTAATGCTGTGCCCTGGGCGGCAGTCTTAATCACACGAAGCATTTGTGCTTTTGATGTAATCATGATTCAGACAGAAGGAGTAACAGAAACCTCTTTAATGTTCAGTCCACAAAGTTGCTCATAGACACGATCGTTGATAATGTTACATGCATCTTTGGCGCGAGATTGTTCATACCAACTGGTGACACATCCGTCGTTGGTTTCTACTTGAACTCGATAGATCTTAGTCATTAGTTTGCAGGAAAGTTTTTGCAGACAGCATCACGCAAAAGTCGGGTTAAATCTTCTTGGGTTTCGGGATACTTACCCTCCCACATTTCCCAGCAGAAGGTTTCAACAATGGAGTCAATATCCTCCATAAGTTGTTCACGAGCAGTCATCATTTCGAGTTTGTTGTTCATTTGTTAAGCGGAGTGAAGAACCAAAGAATAATTAAAGAACCAAGAATGACCGTTGTCATCAGTAGTGTGCCTCCGAAGAATCAACCAGATCAGAATACTTTGCAATGCCATCATAGCACTTCTTTGCCATCAGATCATCACGCTCATCAACATATTGCTTGAGAAACTCGAAGCAATACTTGATACGCAACTCAGGTGCGATTGCAGCGAGTTGTTGTTGCTTACGCTCCTGATAGTTGTTGTAAGCAAACATTTCACGATCAGCGAAAGATGTAGTGTGGATCGGGTGAAGCATTTAGTTCGATTCCTTTGACTCTCTTAGTATTGCAGCAAATGGGGACCAATGGGGAAAAAGGTGTGCGCCTTGCGGATTGGCACACTGTTACCGATCGGGGTGATTTGATAGAGTCTGCCCCCTGCCGTGCTGGTATGATCCCGAGCGGGATCGAAAACCCTTGCCACCACTAGACCGAAAACCCGATTTTTCTGCAATTCTATTGCAAAGGGGCATCAGGTCATCCCCGACGCCCCCGATCTCAAAAAATGTGAAAGTGTAGCAAACTAGATTGTTACTAAATCATGCTTTGGTTTGTGGCGCATTGGTACATCAAACGTTGTCTCATTGTATCCGTTGATCATTGCCCAACCATACAGAAGTGCATCCTCCCTAGATACAAACTTTTTCTTAAATGTGTGGGCAACTTTATACTTATGGTAAGTGTTTTGATTCTTCCGAATCGTTCTTTCATACACCCAGCAGTTATAACCATGCTTTCCTTTGTTCACTTGAACGGGAGAAGGAGTTGCCTTGTTTGGTGATACTTTCTTGAGCATGATAGTTCCTCAGATTAGTGTAGCGAACTAATAGTTGTGCAGTGTACGATAAGCAGGATAAGCGTATCCGTTCGACTTAGCAAACTGTTTGCGTTCAATATACTCTTCGTAGGCATCTGGGGACATCATGTCATCCCAATCTCCATCATATGCCTCCTCAACGGAGTAGCGATCAGTGTAGGAAGTGTGAGTGGTCATTGTCAAGAAAGAACGGTACGATAGTCGATGGATTTGATACAGTAACCTGAGGCAGATGTGATCTCTTCAACTAGATCATCACCATCATCTGCCTCCCAGAATGTGCCAACATAGTCATCATTAAAGTCTTCATATTCTTGCTCAGTCATGGGATATAAATCATCCCCAAAGTCAAACTCAATGTAGGTAACTTGGAATTGCATTAATCGTCTCCGAAGTTGTTAGAAAGAATGACACTAACATGCCATCCCGAGAGCACCTTGGAGTTGAGGAATCTCGTTGAAACCAGTTACATTGTAACCGTAACCTTCAACGCGAGAATCTACCTCACGTTGGAAGTCTTTCTTGCTGATAAGAGACTTAGATTGAGTCGAACCCATGAAAGTAAGGATCTTAATCATACGGGACTCGTTGATAGTTCCATCGTAGAACTTGACGGGGTAGAAGTCAACAACCATGTTGCCATCTTTGGAGGTGAGTTGCATTTGATGCGATTCCTTTGACTCTTATAGTATTGCACCGATCGGTGCGGAAATCAAGCGATAGTGGACAGCACGGCGACTGTCACAATTTTACTTTGCTAACCCATTCAATTTGAGATAGATTTGACTACACTTCTGCAACTGCGTTTCATGATAGTCTGTCCACTCTTTTACCTCTCCAAGAATATCATCCATGAAATCTTGTGGGGTTAGATCATCATCAGTCAAATACTCTGCTACAAGATCTGCAATACTATTACGCAACTGTTTTCTATATGTACCTTCAGCGATTACTGTATCCATGTGAAACGAATCCATCACAATCCTCCTGCTTGATTAACAAAATCTTTTGCATCACACACAGTGTTAAAGTGTGCAATAGTCTGCATAATTGCAGCGGGTCCAACGTTAGTCAGTTTGCGAAGATTGTATCCTTCGCCATCAATGTTAGTGAAGATTTCACCGATAAGAGCACCATCCTGATAGATGTGTTCTTGATACCAAACCAGTTCATTCTGGTTTCGAGTGTAAAGCAAACCGTTGTTGTTGTTCATGATTTCAGTTAGCGATGAGGTCCATGTTGAGGTTGTTGACACACTGCACACCGCAGTAATATGCATCCAACCAGTTATCAAAAGTCTCGACGGGAGTGTTCTCAGTAGAGAGAACATTGCCACTCTCGTGATAAGCAGTCACAGTGCGATGATAAACAACAAACTGATCGACCCATTCGTTATTCTTACGAACGGCAGTGTGCTTAATCGAGATGTCGTTATTCTCGATGAAACGATAGACAGAAGCAGACCGCATGTGAGTAGCAGTCAACTCGCTGCCCCAGTATTGCTCGAACTTGATACCTTGAGAGAAGAGAGTCACTTGAGTTGCGTTGTTTTCCATGATCCTATAATTGCACAGAATCGACCCCAATGGGGAAAAAGGTGTGCAGTGCGGCAACTGTCACACTACCAATTTGCTTATACTAATTGACAAAAGAAATGCCAACATGATAACAACGTCCCATGATTTAGTACGAACAAAGTATGGAACAGAGATCAAGTCTGCAACCAAGTTAATAGCGACTCCTGCAATAGTGTTGACGTGTAGAATAACAAAGTAGGCAGTAATGACAAGAAAACTGCCTACAATTCTCATAGGGACATCAACATGTCCCCCGTAACTTACAAATCTGTTCATTCCTTTCCTTCATCATTTTAGTCATGTCAGAGTCAAGAACACTCACAAGAATGTTTGCTCCGAGGAGGATAATGATAGTGCCCAGTGCAATCTTCATACGGCAAGTGCTCCTTCGGGAATTGCAACAATCTCTGGACCTTTACGATCATCAAACTCATTCATATTATAACAAATCCACTCACCTTTGCGGAAGATGTAGGAGTATTCTTCACCTTTACTCAAGAACTCGTCTACAGTCTGATCATAACGAGGAGGGCAAGATTCTCCGCGTCCAGAGTAATACTGAGGACCATACTCTTCGGACTCTTTTTGCTCAATCACATAGGGAGCAATTTGCTTACCAGTCCAACGATCTTTAGTCCAGCAAGTTGACATGTCACCACCATCAATCAGTTCGGATGCTTTATCCTTGCTGTTGTAATGTGTGGTGAGAATACGACCCAACCACTCAGGATAACCGTCCCAGTGGTGATAAACAGACAGGATAGAATCGTCTGCAAGTTGAATACCAATGCGGGAACGCGTTGCCATAATGAAAGAGGAAATGTGTGGAGGAGAGAATCAACCTCTCCCCTTGACTCTTATAGTATTGCACTGATCACCGCCCTTTGCAAGCGATGGTGGACAGTGCCTCAACTGTCACTCTCTAATGAAATTATATGTTGCATTGGGGTCAAGATGCACTTCCTCCGCTTCAGCGGCAGGTGCAACTTCTTCACGTTCTGCTACTTCTTCTTCGATAAGTTCTTCGTATGCAGTAGTATCTTCATCTACAGTTGGCGATTCAGTTACTTCTACGGTTTCGGGTGCAATTTCAGGTGCAGCGGCGGGTGCAGGTGCTTCTGGGCGCTTTCCACCCAGCAATTCTCCAAATCTTGTCATTTTTGTGAACAAATACGTCGATATATTTATTACCAGTCCTTCTTTTTAGTGAAGTTACGGTAGGAGAACTCTCTACGGTTGACTAATTTGTAAGTACCAAACTTGTTGGTCATAACGAAACCCTCATGAGCACAATCTACACCCTCAAACTGACACTGAACGTTCTCCTCGGAGGTGATACCTTGCATGAGAAGATGCTTGATCTGGATGATAAGTTTGTACAGCAAAGTCAGTTGGATACCCATACCTGCATGGGAAATATCTTTCCTTTCACGAATACACTTATTGACGGCAATCTTTAGTTCTCGTCCTTGTTTGATGTCAGGTAATCTAACAACAGACGCAACCAAAGTAGCAAGACCAATAAGGTAGTCAACTCTACGACTACGGGAGGTAATTGTTGCATGAGTATCTAAGTATTTGGTATCACTACTGCCACAAGCATATCTATCAAATTGTGCATCAAAATTAGCAGATAATGTCTTTAGATCACCACCAAGGTAATTAGTATGAACTGCTACAGCAATACCCTCTTCAATCTCTTGATCAAACTTATATGTAATAGTGTTGGGAGTATATGTGTCAGTGCCACCGTAACCTATAAAATCACCCTGCCAAATACCAGCAGTCCGACGCAAACAATCAAAACAAGTGTGCAGAATAGCAGCAACCTTGTAGTTGTTGCTGTGATTTATATCAATATCATGATGACTATAGTTAATCTTGACTTTTACTTTATTAAATACAGACTTTGTACCAACAAACCAACGACCTTTATAAGTTCCGAAGACAATAGCAGGTGCTCCGTCCCACTTTACAGTGGCAGTGCTGTTACGATCACGCAGAAACTGCAGCATATTGTTGAAAGCATCACGACCTGATAAAATCGCGTCTTCGGGATGCTCTAGGTGTGTGTTTTTCATGAGTATATAATAACCCACGAAAAACCCCAAAATCAAGGGGTAGTGTGACAGTTTTTATATAAGCACACCCCGAAACCGCTGATGCTGCTGTTTTCTGAATGCTTTTATATAAAAGGCAATTTGCACAAAAAAAAGCACCCTTGCGGGTGCCGTGTGTTATTCTTCAATGCGTCTCATCTTATCCGATAATATATCCTCAACCTGTTCTAAGATAATCACATCCTCATCCATATTGGCATCTGATAGTGTCTCACTGTAGTGGTACAATGCCTCACATAAGAGGTTGTATTGATCATGATTCAGATGACAATTTAGATGGTACATGTTACCTAGACTTTGGTTTGCGAACTTTGAACTTTGGGTTTCGTTTTAGATCCCGTTTTAGTTGGTTTAAGTATTTAATATGTTTTGATGCTGAGGGTAATAGTTTCTCAGGATCTTTGTTGTCTTTAGTCAATTTGATTCCACACAATGTGAGCAATATCTTCGTCGGAGAACTCAGTTAGATCATCAATGAAATCTGTGACACGTTCTTCATCATCCATTCCTTCGATTGACATCTCAGAAACAATAGCACGAGCGTCTTCGTATTGTTCTTCATTGACAAGAAGTTCAAGACGTGCCATATACTGTTCTTCCATGACTTCGATGCACTTGTCACGGATTTTGTCGATCATTCTCATTGGAAACACCTCTCTAATGGGTTAAGATTGAGTTGCATTGCTGAATATGGAGTTGTGAGGTTAAAGTCTACCTCATCTCCAACTTTTGTTGAGTTGATTGGAGCGTGGAAGGTTCGTTTCTTTGTGTTATAGAATCCCCAGATACAACGAGATTCATCACCATTATTGTAGATCCACCGACGAGTAGATACAATCCAAATTGCAATAACATTACTTTTGTAAGGAATTGCCTCGTATTTGTAATCATCTGGTGGTGCATGTCTAAAACCGATTTCTCTAAGTTCATGTGGACATTTGGATAAAGTTGTCATAAACGATGTTGCAGATTTCTTTCTGTTGTTCTAATACATCAGGATCAGTTTGTTGCTGTTCCATGAGTGCATACTTAACTTCAGATTGAATCAAAATGCGTAAGAGTGAGAGTTGTTGTTCATTGAGAATTGACTGTGGGTTTAGCATTACTTCTCAATTTTCCAGTCCATAGATCCACCCTCAGGAACCCAAAAGAAGTAGTTACCGTTAAGAGATTTGAGGAACATCCACTGTTTTCCACCTAACTCACGAGTCGATTCTACAGTGCAAGTGTGGAAAGAATCCATCTCATTTGCAAAGCGATTCTTTGCTTTACGAGAGACAGGACTGACACAGATTCGCTTCAGTTTCGTAGTCATGTGTTTTGTGTCGATACGATCATTGTAGGGCATCAAGCAGGGGATTTCCCGTTGACTGTGCCACTTTGTTGGACTGTCCACTTGATTTCCTTTTTTTCTTTGTTTTAGATGCAGTGGACGGGGTAGAGGTCGCTTTCTTGGGAGATTTCCTCTTTTTGTATTTTTCTACCTTACTCATGGCACTTTGGAATGTGCGTGATACATCACTGAGCACACTTCCGTTGTGGATAATAACCC